GTTTGCGAGCTACTTCTTTATTTGCTTCTGAACCTGAGTTCCATAATTCAGTATTAAGTTCTGAAACTGGATCTTGTTTACCGATAGTGGTCAAAGAGTTTTCGATGTACCATTTACCAGTAGGGCCCTGAAAGCCGTGATTCCAAATACGAACCCATGGTAAGTCCTCGCCCTTAGGTGGAGCTAAGAAACGAATAACCGCATAGCCGTTGCCTGCTTTGTCAACCTCAGGTTGCCAGAAGCGATCATCGTTGCGATTGTTAGATTCGGATTGGGGGTTTGCGATCTTTTCGACTTCTTTCATTAATGAATCGAAGCCTCCGCGAGATTTGCGTAGATCAGATAGTGAAGTATAAGCCATAATATTTCCTTTCGTATTGGCGTAGTATAAGCGTAGTATTAACGTCGTTTATTTTTTTGATTAACGTATGCATAATCTAGAAATTCATCAAACACATCATCGTCTTTTTTCAATGATGCTACATTATATATAATCTTTCGATGCTTGTCAATTTTGGAGGTACCCTTTTCAACTCGGCGTATCTTTTTCTCGCGATCGTACCAATCGCCCTTATTAGTTTTATTCATTTTAAAAAATAAAAATCTCCATAAATTTAAACATCTTTTGCTCTCCTTGCCTGAACCCTAACATAAGGCCAAGACAATACCCTCTTACTTAATTCTTGTTGCCCGTGAGCAAGCTTAATTAAATATCGTTGCGTTTCCAACATTGTTTCCTGTTGTTGCTTAATTATTTCTTGTAGCATGGTTATATTTTCTTCAAGCTTTTTAATTTTTTTATTAGATTGCACTAATTCTGCGTCTAAAGATTCCATCGTATTTGTCCAAGTCTAAAATTAGAAACGGTTTATATTTTTTAATGAGTCTGGATACATCAGGCCACACCACCGTGTCACTAATTTCTTTATCAAAAATTTTAACAAACCCATTAAGTTTCTCAAGAATTACTAATGTCTCCAGACTAATAGTGTTTCTTAAAAAGGCTTTTATTATATATGGATGTTGCCCTTTAGATACAATAAAAATATCTTTAATATTTAGCTTAGATTCTTCCATTTCCTGAATCAAATTATCCAAATCTTGTGTAAAATTATAAGATAGACTTTCGATCTTTTTCTTCCACATTTGGTATCGTTGACCAGCTTCAGAATCAAACATTCCGCCCCATCGGTCACCTGACACAAAATTGGCAACTAGAAAATTTGCAACTTCTTCGTCAGAATAATTCTTTGATATTTTTCTAATTGAAAACAAATCTGTTCTTTTAGCAAATGCTTGTCTGCTTGCACGTACTCTGCCTTTTTGTTTAATAACATCATACGCATCTGTTGTAAAATGTAGTTTAAGCGCAATGTACATTTTGTAAACTGAAAATTCATCCATTATCATAACGGCAATTTGCCCCTTGATCGCATATAATTTTGATCTTCAGCCTCAATTTGAATTTTATCTTTAAGTGATTGATTAATTAATTTTGTAACTGCTTCAACATCGATATCGACATCGTTACAATACGCAATTACTGCATCCATATATCCAATTGAGTCTTGTAATACTTTTTCTTCAATGTATAATGAAAATTCATTTGGAGATCTAAATCTCTTAGTAATAATTAGAGCATCGGTTAATGTCTCTTTTGTTTCTGGTTCTAACATTTCTATCATTCGATTTCTGGAAATAAGATTTCATCCATAAAGTTTCTAAACACCGTTTCGTCGATGCCCAAGTTAATCATCATTGCGGGGGTGTGAGGATTCATCTTTTGGAACTTACAATAGTTGTTATATCGTTCTTTATATGATTCACCTGTTTTCTCAACACATCCTACATTATATAGGTAAACGTGCAAGCTTTCAATAGCTAGATCGGATAATTTGTCCAATTCTTCTTCTTCAGATATATTGCCTGCCGCAATCATACCGGGACTAAAAATTTGAGTCGCCCAATCAGGCAACACCCTTGGTTTATTCCATTCTAATTTAGATGAACGGTCAATGAACCACGTATATAGATCACAATTTCCGTTTTTAGAAAAATCATGGAATGCGCCTGTAATTTTATTAGCCCCGCAAACTACGTCAAATCCAAAGATTGGAGTGGGATCATCTAACTCTGGAAAAATTGTCATGTGCATAACCCAGATCTTTTTTGCTTCTCGGGCATCAACAATTTCAACGTGTGCTCTGCGATAATTTCTTGATGTAAAAATATAATTTTCCCAAATATATCCGTTGCCTTGTTCTGCGGTATATTTTAGTTCATCATCCGTAGATTGTTCCAATGTATCAAGTATTGTCTGAGACAATGGAAGCATTTTATCCCATACTAAAGACATTAGTTAAATTCCTTAGCAATTGCAATGTTATAGTCAAAAGCAATACAAGCTTCTGGCCCCATATTGTCATTTAGTTTAACGCGAAAATTATTTGTTAGTTCTTCTTTGTTTTCAAACTCAAACATTTTACCCGACCCCGGAACAAGTTTAGCAAAGATTTGGCCACCATTTAAATCGCCTAAATATCGTACATACATATGTGCGATTAAATCATCATGCTTAGTAATATCCATAATATACTGAATATACTTTAATGTAGGTTCTTTAATTGTATAAGTTTTATCGGGTGTGGCTAATTCTTGGAAATCTTTAAAAATTGCTTCTGCTCGATACAGACCCGCAATACCTTCATACGTTCCCAATTTGGGACCTGTTATGTTTTCCATTGCATGATAGATCAAATATAGCTGATACAAATATTCAGCATATTTACTTTTCTCAACTCGTTTTTGAAAAATCTCTTTAATAAAAGGTTGCGTTTCCGCTTCTTTATGTTTTTCGTGTGTTTGTTCTTTTAATGTAGCCATAATTATTTAAATAATATTAACGCAAGAAGTGTTGAATGAATAATAAATCCTAATCCAATGGTTACAATGTGCAGGATATCTCTAAGGATTACCGCTCGTACAAATAACATTGAAAGCCCGCCCCAAATAAACAAAATAAGATCAACCGGAGGCATCTTATCTGATAGACCAGACATGATTGAAATCATTGTAGGTATGGTTGCAGCATGAACAAGGACAATTCCAATCCATGCAATTGTTTCAGCTGTTGCAACTGTTAATGTTGTTTTGCAGTATTCAATTACATCTTGTAGTGTAGGATATTTCATAATTTATCTGTAGAAAATGTGGTTACCAATTTTTGCGATTTGTTGACGTTTCCATCCAGGGGAAACATATGTTGCGTGATAATAAAGTGCGTCGGTTAGGCCTGCCAATCGGAATCCTTCAAGTAAAACTTTCTTAGCTACCTCATAAGATTCTTTATATGCAGATTGGTGAATTGGTCTTGTTTTTGTAGAAGTCTCGCAGTACCAACTGAATTGACAAATTACCTTTTCATATACCACATTCTTTTGATAAACTACTCTGCAAATATCATTTGGAAATCCTGCGTTTGCTGCTCTATTCATTGTAACTTGCGCTACAGCAACTTTGCCTTCAAACGGTTCACTTCTTGCTTCGTGGTAAATGTTTTTTGCCAAACAGTCTAATTGCTGTTCTCTAACTGCAACGGTTGCAGTTGTATCGGTAAAGTTGGATTGTTTTAACTTGTGTAGTTTCGATGTTGTTACTTGTGTAAGTATTGATACTAACAATACTGCAGATACTGCTACTAAAAATGTTTGTGTATATGTTTTCATTTATCTACGCAAGGGGATTTCTCCCCCTGCCTTCAGATTACTTTTTACTAATAGTCTTTATATTATCTTGAGGAATGTTAGAAACAAAGCCATTCAATACATGGGCCTTTGCAATAATATCAGTTTCTGATGGGTAGGCAGGATAGCCCGGGTGCTCTGGAGGTGTTTGACCAGCATGTTTAGCTGTCTCTACCTTAGTGGCCCAATCATTAGATATTACTTCACGTTTACCGTAGTAATCGTCCCCAAGCATATCTTTGGCCATTTTTAAAAGTTCTAATCTAATTTCGAACGGTGTCATATTACTCATGTTAATCTCCTTGTGTGATGAGTGTTTGTAAATGGTAGGTTATTCTGTTACGAGGAAACCTACCGAAACCCTAAGCAGTGTTTAGGCTGCTAATGCGAACTGTTCGTCGTTTGCGTTTACGTTGTTTTCTTCTTTTTACATCGTTGCTGATGTGCTGTCCACTAATTTACTTATTGCCCTGTCGAATCTATTTCAGGCCCATCATAAAGAAACTAAGTCGTCATTTCGTGTAAAATGAAAAGTAAAATAAATACTATCACTACCCACTTGCTTAAATTATCCATATATTCCTTTATGGTGGACCTGGCGGGATTCGCACCCGCGTCCAGAACACTTTTCTCTTTGCTTCATACAGCAATGCTGTTTATATGCTTATTATATATTAATATGCGCGCTGTGTCAAGTATTAGTTGTCCTTTTTAACGGTATAAATAAATGGTAGGTTAATAAATAACTATTTATGGAGTCATAATAATGAGAAAATTACTCGCAATGCTGTTTTTGGCGGTTTCGACATTTGCAAATGCACAAATGCCGGCTTCAACAGTACCACTACCCGCAGATATTGCAGCAATTAAGAAGGCAAATGTTCTTATTGTAGCGATGACCAAAAAAGATGTTCCCCCTTTCTTCTCCGGAGAAGGTGATAATATTCGAGGTCTTGACGTTGAGATTGCTCGACGAATTGGTGTCCTACTCGGAGTCCCAGTACAGTTTAGACGAGATGCCGAAAGTTTTGCCGAAGTTGTAGAACAAGTTAGAGATGGGAAAGCCGACATAGCAGTTAGTAAACTATCCGTAACTGGTCCTAGATTACAGGTTGTTAGATTCAGCGATCCTTATATTAAACTAAGACAAAGTCTGGTCATTAACCGTTTATGGTTAAGTCAAAACAGCCAAGGCAAAGAAGTTTATCAAGTCATTAGAGATTTTAACGGCAAAATAAGTTTTATTCGCAATTCAAGTTATGACACATTTGCTCGTATCAACTTTCCAAATGCCACATTCCTCCCAGAAGATAAATGGGATGTAATCATT